TCAGCTCAACGTCGGCACCACTCTCCCGCGCTGCACGAACTGTAAATTCCTGCCCGTAGCGATCGAGATACTGGTGTCGGCGAACCCGGCAAGCGATACGCGCGCTGCCGGCGCCGAGCACCATGAGGTCCGAGTTCTTCCGCCGGTCGTCAACTTCCGGCGCAACGCGGATGACGTGCTGCGCAAGCCGAGCGCGGATTTCAGGAAGGAACCGATCCGACCACGATCGATCATCGGCGTAGCTGCTCACGCTGGCGACCGCTCAGCCTGGGCACGCACGAAGTCGGCGAACGTCAGGCGCCGCTCGTCCAACCATGCCGTGAACGCATCAAAGCGCACACGCTCGCCGCCAATCTCGCGTTGGTAGCTCGCGGGGCTGCCGTCGTGCTCGTTCAACCAGTCAATGAACGGGCGAACATCGGTGGACGGGATCGCTGCAAGCCACTCGATGTACGCACTCACTTCTCGATCAACAAACGCGTTCACGCCATTAGCCGACACCGGCTCAGGGAACGGGGTAGCCAAGCGTTCGCTCAGTCGGCGCGTGAGTGTTGCCCGTGAGAACCCGCCGAGGCGACGCCGCAGCTCCGAAGGGCTTAGCAGGCTTGCTGAGTGAGTGTCGATGGCGTTCCGCTCCGATGAGCCGGAAGTGCCGACCCTTTCGGGGTTCGGGTATCGGCTGCGTTCGCTTCGATGCGTCTAGATGACGCTCGGTGGACGGCTTTCGGCCCAACGGGCGATACCTCGCCCCATGAACAACCTCCCTACTAGAAAAGACGCCGCCGCTAACACGCGCGCCCATCAACCCGATGACGACTCGCGGCGCAAGGTCCGCACGTTCGCGATGATCGGCGCCACACAGAAGGACATCGCTCGCGTGCTGCGCATCGATCCGAAGACGTTGCGAAAGCATTACGCCGATGAATTGCAGCTCGGGTCCATCGAGGCGAGCGCATCCATCGGCGGAAAACTCTTCGCGCTGGCGATGGAAGGCAACGTCGCGGCTTGTATTTTCTGGATGAAATGCCGCGCCGGCTGGCGAGAGAAGGCAGACCCGGTAGTCGCCGTGTCAGGCGAAGACTCGACCGGCGTTGTCATCCAGATCGTCGCTAACGGCGAGAAGCCCGAAGACGAAGGCCTTGTCACTGCCGACGAACCCATCGAAGGCTACGGCCGATCTGATGACGACGATGACGGCTTCGACGCTGCCGCGCGCCACTGAGAAAAGAGCCATGAAAGACACCAGCACTCAACGTCAGAATTCGCCGTACTGGCAAGCCAAGGACCGACCGGCACGCCTCGCTGTTCGCGCAGGCGGCGGCACCCGGTGGCTAGGCTTCATCGGCGAGAAGTCACCGCACCGCCGAGCCGTCACGAACGCAATGCGCGCACTTCGCGATATCGAGAACGCCGCACCTGACCAACGCTCGGACGCTGCTGACCGGCTCGTGCGCGAGGTTGAATCGTTCAACTCGGCACAGAGCAGCAGGCCAGAACCGGACGTGTCCGCTGTGCTCGGCAGCATCGTGCGAATCGCAAAGCAACGGGTACCCATCTATCACCCGGTCGCCGACGAATACGCAAAGATCCCTGCCGACCCAACAGCCCGCGAACGCGCACCAAACCGTGGTGGCGCGTGGGGGCTGAGCGGACCGGAAGGAATGGTCGAACGGTTGGCCGATTGATCGAGCTGTGATGGCTCTCATGCAGACGGGGCGTTCACGCGACCGGCGATACCGCCGGTTTATGAGCGTCCCGTTCAACGAAGCAAGCCGCCCTAACGGCAACCAGCCCGCCGCATGAGCGGGTTCGTTTCACGCCTTCGCATTGCTGTTGATTCGCGCGGCGCTGAGCGCAACGTCCGCTCAATGGACCGGGCGCTAGATGGCCTGACCGGCGCGGGCCGTGAGGCGGCGACGCAAACCGCGCTACTCGACAAGTCGCTGAAGCGTGCTGGTGCTGCTGCTGCTGGCTTTGCTGCTGCATTCGGTGCTGGCCGTATCACGTCCGACCTTGCCACGTTGCAGGGCATCAACTCGCGCCTGTCTGCGCTGACCGGCGATCTAGCTAGCCAGCAGAAGTTCCTAAAAACGACGGCCAAGGAACTGTCAGCCGAGTACGTCACGCTAGCCGGTGGCTACTCCCGGCTGCTGCCACTGTACAAGGCCGGCGTGCTGTCGCTTGAGCAAGCCCGCATCGTCACGAAGGGCCTTGCCAACGTGCAGGCCGAAACGGGTGCATCGTCCGCCGATCTAGGTCGATCGATATTCGGTCTGGCGCAGGGCCTTTCCGCCGGCACGCTACGCGCCGAGGAATTGAACCAGGTCACCGAAGCGCTGCCCGGCCTGCTGCAAGAGCTGGACAAGGCGGCCGGACTCGCTGGCGGCGGTTTCCGGCAGTTGGTGATCGATGGCGAGGTCACGTCGTCGTTCTTCCGCGACACGCTGATCACGGCGCTAGATGCCTACGATGGCGCGGCGGCGAAGCTGGCCGGCAACATTGACCAGACGTTCAACCGGACGCGCAACTCCTACACGCGAGCAGTCGAGGCTTTCGACCAGCCAATCAGTAGCGCATTGGTGCCGCTGGCCGAGGGCCTGAGCGTTGCGCTCGACAAGGTCGCCGAAAACGCCGAAGACATCACCGACGCCGCAACGTTGGCGGGCAAGGCGGTTGCGCTGCTGGTTGCCGGGCAGGCCGCTGGCAAAGCAGCAAAGTTCGCTTCCGATCTAGGCGCACGCGCCAAGGCGTTCTCAGCGCTCGCGGTGTCCGAAGGTGGATACGCGAAGGCCGCACGAGCCAGCGCTGTCGCGCAAGCTGAATCGGCCGCCGCTGCGACGCTGTCAGCGAAAGCGTCCACGGCGAACGCGACAGCTTCCGAAGCGGCCACCGCTGCCAAAGCACGGTCGGCCAAGGCGTCGGCGGGGTTGTCTACGGCTCAACGTCAGGCTCAGGCCGCGACCGATGGCCTGACGGCATCGCAAGCGGCCGGGGTACAGACGGCCAACGCCTACGCTGCCGCCCAGGCGAACGCCGTCGCCACGTCAGCGGCGCTACAGGCGAGTCAGACAGCCGCAGCAGCAGCTCAGGGCGGCAATGCCCTTGCCACGACCGCCAGCGGCCTAGCAGCGAGCACTCGGGCGGTACAGGGCAACGCGTTGGCGTTGACGGATGCGCGCTCGGCGACGGCTCGCTACTTGGCGAGTCAGCGTGACGTAGACAGCACGCTCACGGCGGTGGCGGCGTCGATGCGTGAGACCAGCAAGGCGGCGCGTCTCAAAGCAACGTTGCTTGGCGGTGTCGGCGTCGCTGCTGGAAAGGCATCCGTCGCACTGCAGGGCTTCAAGATCGCATCCGCTGCATCGGGTGTTGCCGCACGCGGCCTGCTCGCCCTAATTGGTGGTCTCCCTGGTGCCTTCGCGCTCGCGGGCATCGGGTTGGCGCAGTACGCCCTGCAACAGACCGAAGCCGAGCGGGCCACCGAGGGTTTTAAGAAAACCATCGCCGGTCTATCCGATGCGTACATCGCCAACGCCGACGCGGCACGGGATTCGGCGCGCGCCACTGAGGTTGCCATTCGCGGTTCTATCCGCGAGGTCGAGGCGCAGCTAGCGGCGCTTACGTTCCAGTCCCGTCAAGCATCCGGCATCACCGCGCCGATTGAGCGTGTCATCAAATCGTTCGGCATTTCGGAGCAGGCCGAAACGCTCAAAGCGCTGCGCACCGAGCTGGTTGGATTGCTGGAAGAACAGCAACGGCTTGAGGACGAGTTCGCGCAAGTTGTGTTCACGTCCGGCCCTGACCAGGCGCGCACCGACCTTGCCGGGCAGGCTGCAACCCGCGCCGCATCTATTGCTGAGACGCGTCGGCTGATCGAAGCGCAGTTCCCCGACGACGCAAAGATTGCGGAACTGGAAACGAAGAAAGCCCGCATCCAAGCTGCCGTTCGCGACAGCTTGGTTACTGGTGATGCCGGCGTCGATCGAGCCAATGCAGCGGTCGAGTCACTGAACGCGAAAATCGCGGAACTCACTGGCGAGGCGAAGCGGCGAGAGACAGCCAACAGGGAAGCGGAACGCGCCGCCCAAGAGCGTCAACGTGTCATCGACGAAGCGTTGCCAGATCAAGCACGGCAGCGCGAGTACGTGGACCAAGTGCGACAGCTCACCGCTGCGCACGCGGATGGCGAGCTGTCCGCCGAGCAATTCGGTCAGGGCGTGTCCAATCTCGCCGATGCCTACCGCGAGCTACGTGCCAGCGACACCGCAGACAAGGTCCGCGAACTGACGGACGCGCTCGACCGTCGCATTGACTCACCGATAGCGGGTTTCACGACCGACCTGGCGTTGTTCCAACGGGCGCTGGCCGAGACGCCTGAGAAGGCGGCGCAAATCCAGATTGCTCTATCGCGTCTGGACCTTGAAGCGCGCGCCACGCTGACAGTTGTCGAGGACAGCGACAACGCAGCGACGCTCGCCACCAGCTACCGAAAGATCGCCGAGGCGCAGGCCGACTGGCACGCCGCCCGTGGCACCGCCGAAGAGCAGGCGAACGCCGACGCTCTGGCGCTCGCGCAGGATTACGCCGAAAAGGCAACACGGGTCTACCAAGACGCGACGCGGCCCATCGTTGACTTCTTGGCATCGGCGGACAGAGGTTCGTCATTCCAGTTTGGCCGTGGCCGCTCGGCGTCCGCAGGTGTCGAGCTGGATGCCGAGCGCGAGCGCGCTGAGCAGGCCGCACGCGAGTTGACCGACGCGCAAGCGCGCACGTCGTCGCTGTCCGCCATCGAGGCCGCCTACCAGGCCCGTGTCACCGAGCTGGTGCGTTCGGGTGAAGCAACGCGCGACCAGGCCCGCAAGGCGTCCACTGCCGACCAGCTTTCAGGGCTTGTCAGCAAGTACGAAGCGGAAATCGACCTAGCGACAAGCCTTGTACAGGGCGTGCTCGCGCTCGATGCGCAAAAGCAGGAAGCGCAGGCGAACGCAGCCCTGTCGAACGCCCGAAACCTTGAACGTGAAGCCGATGAGGCCGAGCGCGTCTACGAGCGTTCCGGCACCGAACAGAACCGCATCGCGGCCGAGCAGGCGCGCGAGCGTGCGGACATTGCCGAGGCCGGTGCGCGACGAGAGTTCGAGCAGCAGAAAAAAGCGCAGTTGCAGATGGCTCGCATCAGTCAGGGCCTTGCGATCGTCAATGCCTACGCATCGGGCGGCAACTTCTATACGGGCCTAGCACTGGCGACCGTTGCGTACCTGAAAACGCAGCAGACCATCGACCAGATCAAGGCGCAGCAGTTCAACGGTGGTTCGGACATCAGCGCATCGTCCGGCGGCGCTAGCGGCGGCAATACGTCGGTGAACAGCGGCAACACCAACGGGGCCAGCGACCAACCTCAGCAGGTCAGCGTGATCGTGATGGGTGGATACTTCACGGCAGCGAGTCGTGAGGAAATGGTCGGCGACGCGATCAGGCGACTATCCGAAGACGGCACGATTGCCGACGTGAACGGTCAACCGTTCGACACGCGCAACGTCCGTCAGATCGAGATACGCGAGTAGAGCTGAGCGCCCGTCACGATTGCCGACGACGCAGCGCGCGCTTGGCGGTAGCGTTGAGCGTGTCGCGTATCCATTCGGCGCGCCCCTTTCCAGCCTGCTCGGCTGCGCTCGTATAGGCCTGTATTTCGTCGGTTGTCACGCGAACGCCGCCGAGCGTTTTGGTGGCCGACGCCCCCGCGCCTGGCCGTGGTCCGCCTCGCCGTGGCTCTGATTCGTTGTTCCCCATCGTGGTCATAGTACGTTCTTGCATATGCGTTAGGGTTGGCATAGGCTTCAACGCACTAACGCATATGCGTTAGCGGCCAACGGGGACACCGAATGCGATCAAACACCATCACTACGTCGCAGGTTTTGGACAGGGCGCGCCGCGACGAACAGGACGCCGAAGACGAGTTGCAGCGAGCGTATCGCTTGCTCGAACGCGCCACCGTCTTCGCTAGACGTTCACGGGCCGCAGCTCGTGCAGCGCGCCTCGCTCACGAGCAGGCCGGCTTGCTCGAAGACATCGAGCAGTTCGGGGTAGTCGCATGAACGGCGTTGCTGCCATAAGAGCCGATTCGGCGACCGCCTCCGTTCAATCGACCGACGTCGGTTGTCACGATCCGGTCGGACAACGTATCGCCCAGGCGCTTGCGATGGTCTCGTTGCTGGACTTCGCCGGTTCCTTCGAGGCCGACACGATTGACGGCCGTCCGGGGTTTGAGTTTTGCAACGTGCTGGTGGCCGACGCTCTCGGCGGCGCGGTTTCATTGCTGGAAGCTGCCGACCGGGCGATACCCGACCACGACGGTGACCTGAACATGCTGTCAGCCGTGCAGAGCAAGATCGCTCAGGCCATCGGGGTGCTGGGTCTTGCGACAGCGTCTATCGGATCGGCGACGGTAGAACATCGCACCGTCATCGCCGGCTTGTGGGCCGTCAGCGAGTTGTTGAACGGCGCCCTGTCCGCGCTCGACAAGTCGGGACCGGCGCTCGGCGATTCGGTGGCCGCGTCGTGGACCGCTGTCGCCTGACCTGTACGGGCCGCTGTGTGTCGATTTGCGGCGTCCAGCGGCCCTACCCGCAACGGAACTACTGCTCGGCTGCTGATCGCGTTACTACGGTCGTCTAGCGCCCCCGAATCGATGGTCTGGCCGCTCGATTGTCGTCTGCGTTGGCCTGGCTACGGCAGTTATCCACCATCTGCTGCGCTCAGCTACAGGATTGATCTACAAGGAACTACTACATGGCGGCGCCAGCCTGACCGCTGTGAGCATGTCGTGGCGGGCCTCTCAGGGGGTAATTTTTCGTCGGTGCAAGACAGAACCAACGCACCGGCAAGACAGAACTAACGCAGATTCCTGGCTGTCGGCAAGACAGAACCGACGCGGATAACTTGGGTTGTTCTGCCGGTTATCCACTGACTAGATGGGGCCGCCTTGAGGGCCTGGACGCGATGTGTTCCGGCGATGCTGAGAGCTGAAGGCCAGCGGCCGTTGGCTCGGTCGAGGCTTCCGGGTAGAAGGCTTTGACCTTTTGTAGTTCACGCAGAAAGGCGCGCTTGAAATCGCGGCAGCCCTGCCCGGTCATCGCATAGCTGGACCCGAACTGCATTTGCAGTCCTTCCCACGGAATGAGCGTGACGGACCGGTCAGCACGGTTCAGCGTGAACACCCGCCACACCAACCAGGCGTACACGTCGAGCGCCAGCGGCGACCGCTTGAGCGCCTTCAATGCCCGCATGTCCACCGGTACCGGGTGCTCGGTAATCTCCCGATAGAACCGGTCCGACAGAGTCAGGGTAGATCGGAAGATGCTGCTCTGGTCCGGGCTCTTCGGGTTCCACCACAGTGAGGCGTGGCCGATTCCGAACGGGGCCGGCAGCTCGTCCCGTTCGTCGGGGACCGTGTAGCTGCAACTGATCGAGCACGAGAACAGGCGCCGGCTCTGGTCCTTCAATCGGGTGACGTCGCCCCACCGTCCGCCGGTCCGGTTCAATCCGAGTTCAGCAAGGAAAGCGGACATGGAATCGCCTAGGATCAGTTCAGGCTCTCCCGTTCGCATCGTCTCGGCACCGATCCACGCGAGCAGCAGCCGAGGCACCGACCCGAAGGGCAAGCCGATGTCTGACCTAGTGGCCGACATCGACAGGAAGTAGTTGCCGTTGCGTCTCTCGTGCAGCGTCTCGGCCGTCTTCCGATGCGGCATCGTCGCCTGCACCATCCCGCGTGCCATGTAGCCGAGCGTGCCCGCCTTCCGGGCGTCTTCTTCCTGAATGGCGAGGGCTTCGGACACCAGCCGCTCGACCGTTGCCGGCGCCAGATGCGTCACGGGGTCGCGTTCGAGTCGGTGCCGTCAGCCTGCGCAAGCGCATCTAGCACCGCTGCGACCGGTTCGACGCGCCGCATGCTGAACTCTCGATCAGGGAATCGCTCAACCCATTCGCCAAGCACGTCGAAGGCCTCGGCACGGGTGTAGAGCTTGGCCAGGTCCGTTACCGGCACTTTGTGCTGACCTGGTCGGCCTAGCTCGTCGCGGAACGCATCGAGGCATTCGAGAATGACCCACTCACGCGGCTCGCCGCTCTGCCCGCTCACGCTGCCGCCGCCTGCGCGCTGCGCTTGATCCGCAGGACGTGCGTCGCGCTGAACCGGGCACCGCGCGCGGTCTGATAGCCGGCATCGTTCAGCACATCGGCGATCTGCTGCAATGTCATTGGTTCGCCGTGCTCGGCCTCGATCTCGTCGACCAGCTCGCGCAGTTGCTCGTAGCGCTTCGCCGATCGCGCCATCTGCACCGCCTTCGCGGCGCTCGGGTCGTTGTTGCGCACCGCAGAGAGGTTCGGGTTACCGAGCTTCACGCCCCGCGCCTTCGCGGCGGCCAAGCCTGCGCGCGTGCGTTCCGAAATCAGCTCGCGTTCGTGCTGCGCCATCGCGGCCATGACCGACAGCGTCAGCGTGTTCGCTTCGGGCAGGTCGGCGGCGACGAACGGCACGTCGGACTCACGCAGCTCGGCGAGAAACCGGACTGATCGCGACAGGCGATCCAGCTTCGCGACCAGCAGCGTCGCCCCGGTCAGCCGGCATCGGCGCATCGCCTTCGCCAGCTCGGGCCGATCGTTACGCTTGCCGGATTCGACCTCGGTGAACGATTCGAGCACCGTCGCGTCCGGCCGGCCGGACAGGAACCCATCGACCGCAGCCTGCTGCGCATCGAGACCGAGACCGGACCGGCCCTGCTTGTCGGTGGACACCCGGCGGTAGACCACGAACCGCTCGCCCTTCTGATGCCGTTTGACCATGAATGACCCCCGATTACGCAGCCGCTAACGTCCGTATAGCTCAATGTAACTCGATCTGATGACGCCATGTTCACACCATTGGCGGGAAATCCACCACAGCCCGAAACAAGATCAAGCACGCTGCTATGCCGAGCGCACCAGCCAACACGATGGCGATCGCACCGAACCAGTGGATAGCGAGTCGTGTGTGCGGGGCAAAGCAATCAACCAAGTGATGGGCGACCGGCGGGGGCACTTCGATGCTGGCTTTGCCGAGCTTGGCGACGACGGGCGACGGTTTCTTGCGGGCCATATCGGACAGTGGTGCGTAGGGACACCGGCAGTCTGCGGCCTTGTCGCTGCCGTCCGGGCTTTGTCCGATCTGAGAACTCTCGGGACAAACACTTCGCTTCGCCGCAGCAACACCAGATTGGGTGAGCGTCGCCCGACATCGAGCCGCCCTATTCCGTGCGGACGGATGGTCACGGCGGCGGATGGGTTTCGATCTAGGCATGGAAGATCACGGCGTGCTGGGGATCGTCGCGACCATGTGCTCTATCCGTTCGATCGAGGGTTGCCGCCATAGACAAATGACAGCCGGGCATCGCGCTACGCCTGCACCGCACGACCGTAGGACTGACAGATCAACGGCCGGCGTGTGGCCTGGTGGCACCCATAGAACAGCGACGCCGATCAGGGCGAGCGCGACGCGGTTGGATAGCGTGATACGTCGTCGAGTGATGACGACGCCGGGGCGTTTCGAGCGGGACATGGTGTCGGTCTGAACATGGGGACCGCGTCAGTCTGGCTCTCTACGGCATGGCCTCAATGCCGCTTACAGCGAACCAAGCTGCACGCGGTCGCGGCGGCCTACAGGCCACGGTAGGACCGGCGCCGAAGATGTGTTGTCTTCGCTGGTAGTTGCTTCCCCCGCCGCGCGCGCCCTACCCGCCTGGCTGTGCCGGCAACCGATCGCGAATCTGCATAAGCAACTGCGTCTGCTCGCGTTGCCACTTCCGATCCCCGTCGGACGCGTTGAACGCGACACGATAGGCAGCTAGCGAGACCAGCAGCGCGAACATCGCGGCGCCGGCGGCGATGCCTGCGAGGATCGTCGACACACGCGCGCTGTCCGCCAAAGCGCGCATTGCATCCGCCGTTTCGGTCGTCGCTCT